ATATCATTCTATTTAGAGGTCGGATGGCTAAGACCAACCTTATGATGGAATAAAACATCATAGGAGGTTTTGGATTATGGCTGATATAACGGAACGGATCGAGAAGCAGATGGAAGGCACCAACCTTGCGTTAGCTGCGGTTGCGGAGGTTCTTCAGAAGATGGACATTCGTCTATCTAAGGAAGAGGAAGCCAATGCATATACAGAGCGTGAGGACGCTAATGCTTCTGCTAAGGCAGAGCTTGTGAAATCCATTGCGAACGAAGTACTTACCGTAATTAAGGAAGGTACTACGACGGAAGAGAAGGGTCTGGCTGTAAGTGGTAAGGAGCGCAAGGCCAAGTCTACTGGTGGAACTCCTCAGAACTCCGATGATTCTGAGAGTGGCGCAACTCCTAACACTAAGATTGAGGATCAGCAAAATACTATCTTGGCAATGAAGAAGTTGCTTAAGGAGTATGAGGAAGCTGATGAAGAGGAAGACGAGGAAGTGGACGAGAAGGGGATGGCCTATAAACAGGATGAAGAGGCTGAGGAAGAAGCCGCTAACGAGCCTGTAGAAGAGAAAGCAGAAGACGAGGATGAGGAAGAAGGCGAAGAGTTTAAGGCAATGAGGAAGCAGATTGCTGCGATGAAGAAGCAGCTTGAAGCTACTGAGGCTGGTATGCAGAAGGCTATTGCTACGGAATCTGAAGACCGTCTTAGGAAGATGGGCTTTAGGGAGGAGACTGGATTGAAGGCTCCTAAGCTTATAGGCGGGTTGGGTGTGGATAACACGCCACTTGTCAAGGCTGCTGTAGGAGATACGGCTGAACAGCTTGCTGACCTGTCTTACACGGAACTACGCCGACTTCAGACTCAAATTGAGATGGGTAATACCGATGGTGTTCCCAAAGAGCTTTTAGGTTAAATACTTTAACAAGGAGGATATAGGCTATGGCTAACCCAAGTTTATCAGAATATCTAGCACAGTCCCAGCGTGGACTGTACCAGTCTGTATTCGGCCCAGAGTATCTGCAGAAGCAGACTTACTTTACGGTTGATACAGCTACAGGAATCTTTAATACGACTTATGGTCGTAAGGTCTGGCAAGCTTTAAATAACCAGACCCGCTTTTTCAATGCTGTTCCCAGAGTTGTTTGGGGTAACACAGCAGGTTGGCGTGTTAGAACAGACCGTGGTTCAGGGCGATCTCGCCCCGTAACGGAGACTGGCGCACTTCCAACGGTTGACGTTTCCGATATCCAGACGGTATCGAGTCTACCTCGTATCGTCTCAACGACCTTTGGAGCTTCCGTGAAGTCAGTCTTCACGGCTCAGTTAGAAGGTGGTGTTGGAGATGTGCTGGCGTTGGAGAATGAGAATGCCCAGCTAGACCACATCAAGGAAATCAACGAGGAGCTACTTGCTGGTACGGCTTTCCTTACATCAGCGGGTTCAGCTACTGCGTTTACGGTTCCCGCCGCTGTTGCCAAACATTTCAAGGTTGGCGATTCGGTTGGTCAGTATGACCTTTCCGCTACTGCCCATATTAGGACTTCTGGTTCTACGGTATCAGCGGTTAACACGTCTTCTGGTGTAGTCACTGTTGCCACCGATACTACGTTTGCTGACGGTGACGTGGCTTACATTTATAGCCGTGCAGGTTTGACATCTATTGACGATGTTACTGCCGAAGACGGCTCTGCGGTTGGTGGTGGCGTTGCCCGATCTAGGGCATATGACCTGACATTAGCAGGACGAACTGCTGGTGGATGGAATGCTGCTGCTTCAGCGTCTTATAATAGTGGCACTGGCAGGGCTTTGTCCTTGCAGCTACTTGACACCGCTATCCAGAAGATTAGGGAGAACGGTGGAGAGCCTAAGCTAATTCTGCTTGGGCATGACCAGTACTTCAACTTAGAGCGTTTGCTCAATAGTAACCAGAGGTATCTAGGTCAGGAAGAGTATCAGGTTGGTGTAGGGGCTGAGAGAACTTATCCCGGCACCCGCACTGGTTTAGTACTTGCGACGTACCAAGGCATCCCAATTCTTCCCGATGCGGATGTGCCGAAGTCTGTTGCTACCAATGATGCCGTGTTAGGTTCAAACGTTTACGTGCTTGATACGGACTACTTGGAGATTGCGGTTGCCCAGCCTACTCAGTATGTTGAGAACCGTGATTACTTTGCAGCCAATGCGCTTGTGGTAAGGGGCTTGCTCTACACCATGGCAGAGATGCGCTGCAAGAACATTTGGGTACAAGCTAAGATAGCTGACCTAAATGCCTAGTTGATAGGTTAACTGGTGGGGGGGCTGCAAAGCCCCCTCATCACTATTAAATATTGTGGGTTAAAATGGTGGCAGTGAATAAAAAAACTGAAATAAATCTAGCAGTATATATGGAACGCCTAGATGCTTACATCGAAAGTCAGACAGCCTTAAACAATAATTTATGTGCCAGTATAGAGAGAGTGAATAACGAACTTCATGATATTAATTTATGGCGAAGTAAAATGTATGGGGCGAAGACTTTCGCAATTGCATTGGGCATTTTAATTTTACATACTTCTGCTGTAATGGGAAGTTTCATCGCTCTCATTAATTTTATGGATAAATAAGGAGGTCTGTCTATGCCTAACGAAAGACATACCGACGTGAGAGCATGGGAAATAGATTCTTCCACACGACAGTCGGTACATCCATATACGAAATATAAGCCTTTTCGACAAGCCCTTTCTACTACAGCAGCCGATTTGATTACTGTTGCTAGAGGGGAAATTGCAACTAACTGGGTAACTAATCCTAGTATTGAATCTACAGATATTACAACGTATACCGCTACAGGTTCAGCTATAGCCAGAGATACTGGACAAGCTGCTACAGGAGCGGCTTCTTTACTTGTAAACCCTGCAAACTCTGCAGCGGGTGAGGGATTTTATTGGGCATCCCCACTCATACCTTATAGTGTAAGTCCACAATTTCTCACAGTTCAAATTGAACATAGAGGAGCTTCCGCTTCTGGTGCGGTAACATTAGAAATTAGAGCCGCTGATGGAACAACTATTTTAGCAACAAGTGGCACAGATGATTTAGCTACTTCATTTAGAAGACTTACTG